AAAGCTTATGCAGGTAACACTAAGTCTTTGATGAGTATGTTCCCTGAATTGAAAAACGCTAAAACTGCTGTTGCAGATGTGGCGAAAGAGTTTTCGGGTGCTGCGGTGGAGAGTGCTGATCCGTTCAAAAAGTTTAATAACAGCATGGATATTTTGAAAGAGAAGTTAGGTAATGCTGTTTTGCCTATAATTGCTAATTTTGCTACTGAATTGACTAAGCCTGGTGGAATTGTTGAACAGGTTGGCAAGTTTTTTGATAGTTTATCTAATCCTAAAACTCAAGTTGGTCAAGCTTTTGTTTATTTAAAAGATTCAGTTGTCTTATTAGGTCAAGATATAGGTGCTTTATTTGCGCTGATGGATCCAAAGAATGAAAATAACTCTTTGAACGGATTTGCTGCTACTTTAAAGTTTATTGCTGATTCCATTGGAACTGCTGCGGATGCTGCAACTGTTTTTGCTGGTATTATGACTGCAATCGGTAAAGGTGACTTTAGTAAGGCTATTGAGCTTAGCACTGCCGACATTGGTTTGGGTGCAGCAGCAATAAGAGATAATTTATCGGTTGCTGATGAGATGGCAAAAATTAACGCAAATACACAAAAAAAGGGTAAAGGAACTGTTTTTGTTTCACCGCAGGAAGGTGCTAATGATGTTATTTTTGGTGGAGGGAAATCAAAGTCATCTATTTTTGGTCCTCAAAATGTTCCTGATCCTAAAAATCCTTTTCCTAATACAAATGTAAATATTCATGTTCATTCTGCTGACCCTAAAGCTGTGGTTGATGCTGTCAGTAAATATGTGAAAACTAACGGTAAAGTGCCTAGCAGTTGGAATCTAGTTACAGGGAATCATTGATGGCTAACACTACTCAAAAGGTTGAATTAGGTTTTGGGCCAGGTTCTTCTTGGGTTGATGTTACTTCTTATGCAGGTAACATTTCAATAAATAGGGGAACAACTAGAGTTGCTGATGATTATCAGGCTGGACAACTTTCAATTACTTTTACTAACAATGATCGCACTTTTGACCCTTTGAATACTAGCTCTATTCTTTATAATTCTGGGTCTGGCTATACTATGGTGCAACCTGGGGGCAGGGTTAGAATAACAACTAATTCAATTGTCCGGTTTTATGGTTATGTTCAAGATTGGTCTTTCACTTACGATAATGCAGGTTTTGATGGTAATGCTACTTTAACTGCAGGCGATCTAATGTATTACATGTCTCGCATCAATTTTACTGGTGGAACACAATCTACAGGTGATTTTAGTGGTGAACGCATTTCCAATATTCTTTACAACAATAATTTGGTTACAACTGGAACTTCAGGTAGGGCAAATAAAAGTATTTTGGGTTCAGATGTTCAAGCTGCTGGCGATAATGTTTTAAGTTATTTACAGCAGGTCGCTAGGAGTGAACCTGGGGATTTGTTTGCTTCCGCTTCTTCTAGTGCAACAATGGTTTTTAAAGATAGAACTTTTACTGATTACACTTGGCGGATTTCTTCTCGCCAAAATGTTATTCCTTATCCTGCTATTGCAACTGTTGGAACTAGCGTGGCTATTGTTGGAGTGCTTAATGGATGGACTAACTATATCAAGGGAACTGCTACACCTTACATTTATGGTCATATTACTTCAAGGGCTTCGGCTTCTGTCGCAAACATTGATACTGAAATTAGTTATGCGGAAGTAAACAGTGCTAAATATAATCCTTTGTTATCCAACCCTAATTATGTTGTTTCCTTTTGGGCTAAGGGTTCAGGAGTTACAGGTTCAGGAATAACTCTTTACGCCACTTTATTGAATTCGGCAGGACAGTCTATTGGTTCACCTGCTTCAACAACAGTAATAAATGCTTCAGGAATAACTCGATGGACTCAAGTTATTGGGACAGCTACAACTGGATCTGATACTGTCGCTGGTATTAGCATTTTGGTTACTTCTGCTGGAACAACTTCGCTTTATGGTTTTGAAACTGATGCTTGGCAAGTGGAAACTACTTCAACTTATGATTCAACTTATTTTGACGGATCGTATAGACCGCTTGTTTCAAATTATACTGTGAAGCGTGAAGTTGCTTGGTTGGGAACGCCTTATCAATCTTCTTCAGTTATGGGAATAAATACTGCTTCTTCTACGCCAACCCCTTCAACCTATTTAACTTTTGCTGATAACAATTCGCAAGGAACTGCTTTTGGCAATGGAACTGCAATTCCTTTTGTAGAAATTGCGTTAGCTAATTCTGGTTTGAATCTTTACAATCAAGTTTTAATTGGCGGTGTGAACGCTACTGCTACTGTTACTGATGCTGCTGGAACTGGATTGTATGGTTTGCGATCTTATTATCAAACCGATAATTTGACTACTTCGTTAACTAGGCCAACTGAGGTTGCTTCAGATTTGCTTGGTTATTGGCGTTTACCTGAATATAGGGCAGATAGTTTTGTTGTTGCTTTAGAATCTTTGACTTTAGCACAACAGAATTTAGTTTTAGGGTTAGAACTTAGAGATGTGATTAGGCTTTGTTTTCAACCTTCTGCACAAGGTTCGGTTGTTGATAAGTATTATCAAATTTGGGCTATAAATAGTGAAGTTGGAATTGAAACAGATCGTATTACTTTTACTGTTGCAAGTTTAACAAATGTTCCTATGCGCCTTGATTCAACTTTGACTAACAAACTAAACACTTCTATTTTGGGCTAGTAGAATAAGGATATTATGGCTTTCAAAACTTGGACTATCGGTGATGTTTTAACTGCTTCAGATATGAACAGTTATGTTGCTTATCAAACTGTTTCTATCTATGGATCTAGTGCTATTCGGGGGACTGGTATTCCTTCAGGAACTGCTGGACAACCTTCTTACCTAACTGATTCTAAGCGTGTTGAAACTTATGATGGAACTAACTGGCAACCTCTTCCTGCTGCCATCGCAACTTTTACCGCAACCCAGTCAGGTGCTTTGGCAGTCAATACTGGGGCTACTGTCGCAGTTGTTTTTCCTACAAGTAGATTTGCTGTTGCTCCTATTGTGACTGTGAACACTAACTCAACTGTCTTAACTGCTTATGTTTCTGCTGTTACCGCTGGAACTGTAACCGTTGGCGTTTTCAATAATGGTGCGACTTCCTCTGGTGCGACAACAACAATTTATGGTATTGCTGTTGCTATGGCTTATGGAACTGCTGCAGGATAAGGGTAATTATGTTGAGCTGTAAGACTGTTGGTTGTGAAATGGGTGATGAACAACATTATCCGCATCCTGATGGCATTCCGGTTATTTGTGGTTGCTGTGGTGTTGAAATGTCGGTGATTGAATCCTAATGAGTGAGTCAAAACCAACTAATCAGTCTTTGTTGTTACAGATTGTTCGGGACATCGAGATTCTAAAAGCGAATAGCATACAGATTTTGCAATCTTCACAAGATCATGAGACACGCATTAGAGAACTAGAAAAAAATGTAAATAGGAACGCTTGGATTCCTTCAGTTATTACAGCTGTTTTAACTTCTTGTATTGTTTATTTTATTTCTAAAGGTTTTGGGGCATAACTTCTCTGTTGTAAAATTGGGTTATGACTAAATATATTGAACCGTTTGCAGCTAAACTTCGTGGGGATGAGTTTGGGAATCTAGCTCCGTATCGTAATGGCCGACCACATAGAGGTCAAGACTGGCATCCTGCTGAAAAGTCTCCTATCCATGCGATTGTTGATGGCACTGTTTTTGTTTCTGAATGGACTGATGTTTTAGGTCACATTATTATTCAGTCTGCTGCTGATGGTTATTGGGTTTTGTATGCTCACTTAGCTGAAGTTAGTCCGTTGAAAAAGGGTGACAAGGTTAAGGCTGGGGAAATTGTTATTGGTTTGGTTGGTGGAGGTAAGAATACTCCTAGCGGTTCGGCTTCAACTGGGGCACACTTGCATTTGTCTATTGGTAAAGCAAATAAAGCCTGGTCTAACCCGAATATTCATTTGTGTGCTTATGACCAACTTGTTGATCCGTTGAAACATATTCTTGAAAATAAGGCGTAAAAGATGAAGTTTTTTAAGGATAGAAGTGGTGAGATTATTCAAGTTTTGGCTGCGTTGTTGTGGCGTGGCTTTGGTATCTTTTTGTTTATTCTTGGTGGCTCTATGGGTGTGGGTGCTGCTATCACAGGGTCTTGGGTTACCGGTGTATTAGTTTCCTTTGGAACTTTAATGATTGGTGTTGTAGGGTCTATTGGTTATGCGATAGCCACAACTGGCAAGGTTACTCCTGCTGATGTGTCTAGGTCTGCGAATGATGCTATAAAAAAGGCTCAAGAGGATTCAGCTAAAAAGGCATGAAACTAAAGTTTTTGGGGGCAGTATTCCTAACTCTAGTTTTCGTGTTTTGGCCTTTGACTGTTGCTGAAGCTGATTCTCCTGGTCTTACTGTTGAGGTTTACACTTATGATCCGTCAGCATTGCCTGACCGAGTGCCTTATACCTTGTGCGAGACTGATACTGTTTGGACTTCTGCTGCAAACATAAACACCGATTTTGATGCCGAGTTTGGTGGAATTGTTGGTGGTTGTCAGAGCGATTTTGTGTTGATTCATTACAGCGGGTTTATTACTGCTCCTGTTTCGGCTGATGTTGTTTTTCAATCGTGGGCTGATGATGGTTTTTGGTTGGCTCTTGATGGTGTGCCTGTTATAGATAACTGGACTCTCAAAGGTTGTTCAGGTGGGCAGGGTGTGTTCCCTATGTCTGCTAATCAAAGCTACAAATTGGATGCTTGGTTTTATGAGTTTGGTGGTGGGGCTTGTAATCATTTGTTTTGGGATTTAAATAATGGTTTGGGTATGAATGTTGTTCCAGATTCTGCTTATACAACTGTGCCTGTTGTTCCTGTTGATCCGCCTGTTGTTCCACCGACTCAAGTTTTGAATGCTCCTGTTATTAAGTCTTATGTTGTTGATGGCACTAGCGTGACTGTGAATTGGGATGTTCCGGTTGATGGAACTGTGCCTTTAGAGCATTACACGCTGATGTGGACTTATGGAGATAATGCTGGTTGGGGTGTTGGCACGACTGATTCTAGTTTTTATGTTTCGGATTTGCCTGAAAATACTGAAGTAAAGTTTTGGCTTAGATCTGATAATGATTCACTTGGGGTTTATTCGCCTTTTGGTGATGCTGTAACTGTTTTGACTGATAGTGCTCCTGTTGTTCTTCCACCTGTCGTTGACCCTCCTGTTGTTGA